CGGCCGAGATCGCCGCCCCGCATTGCAGCGTGCGCACCGGCCCCAGCCGCGCCAGGACGGCGCTGCCGAACAGCAGGAACAGCACCGTGCCGAAGGACGTAAGCGAGGAGAGGTTGCCGATGCTCTCGGGGGCCAGCCCGGTACTGGCGGTGAGCAGCGGTGCCACCACGGGCAGGCATTGGTTCATGAACGAGGCGGAGGACTGCACCAGCAGCGTGGCGCCCAGGGCAAGCAGCCAGGGGGAAAGTTTCATGCGGAGGGCCACGCTCCGGGGCAGGAGGCGGAAGCGTGCCGCTGGCAGCAGGGTCCGTCAATGCGCGGCCGAACCGGCGGCGCGGCTGACGGGCTTTCCTCCCACCCCCGGCAGCCTCATCATACGGCCATATGGCAGGGTTCGGATCCGTCGGGACGAGACATTGCGGCGCTGGCAGGCGGGTCGGCGTGACGCCCGTATTGCCACCGGGCTGGCAGGTGCACGACATCGTACCCGGTGTGCGGCTGCACATCGGGCGCGCCATGCCAGACCTGTCCGCTGCCCTGGACATCGAAATCGACCGTCTCTGGGCTGCCGCGCAGGTACGGATGGGCGGAAAACTGTTCAACGGCCGCGTGTTCAGTGCCGACGCCATCACCGCCGACCGGCTCGCCGGTCACTGGACCGAGTTCCGCCGCATCGTCGCCCAGATGGACTGTCCCGGCCTGTTCGCCGAGCTCGGCCTGCGCCCACTGGCGGTGAACGGCATCGTGCATGGACCGGACGGCGTGGTGTTCGGGCGCCGTCCCGCCGGCGCGGTCTATCAGCCGGGTCAGTGGCAATTGCCGCCGGCCGGCAGCGTGGACAGTGGCGCGGCCCGACCGGACGGCACGGTCGACATCCTGGCCGCGGTACTGGCCGAGCTGCGCGAGGAGCTTGGGCTCACCCCCGATGTGGTGTGCGCTACCCAGCCGCTGGCCATCGTCGAGCATGCCGCCAGCCACGTGCTCGACCTCGGCATCGCGCTCCGCACCGCGCTGACGGCAGCCCAGATCCGGGCGGCGCACGCCGCCGCCGGCAATGCCGAATACGCGGGGTTGGAAGTGGTGGCGATCGCCGACCTGCCCGGCTTCCTCGCCGAGGTGGCCGGCGACCTCACGCCGCAGGCGCCGGTGTTCCTCGCCCGCATGGGAGCGCTGTCGGCGACTCGCGTCGGCTGATTCTTCCTGGTTGATTCTTGTCGGTTGACTCTGGGGCGATTGGGCGGAATCCATAGGAACAAATCAGGAACGCATTCCATGCTCCCCGCCGGCCTCCACCCGGACCGTACCGCATTACAGGTCTTGCGCTCCCATCTGCGCGCACCGCAGGCCGGTGCGACATACGGTGTGCTGCGCTTCGGCGATACCAGCGTGGCGGCCTGCCTGCCCGCCGGCGGACTGGCACTGGGCAACCTGCACGAGATCGGCGCGCGCGGGCCGGAAGCCGAGACCGGCACGGTGGCGGCCGGTTTTGCCGCCTGCCTGCTCGCCGCGCTGCCCGACCGGCGGCCGGTATTCTGGATCGCGCCGTGCTGTGATCTGCACATGCCGGGCCTGCCGGCCTACGGGCTCGATCCCGGCCGGCTGATCCTGGTGCATACCCGCACCGATGTGGAGACGCTGGCAGCCATGGAGACAGCGCTGCGTGCCGGTATGGCGGCAGCGGTGCTGGGTGAGGTCGGAAAGCTGGGCCGCCTGCCCGCGCGCCGCCTGCAACTGTCCTGCCGCAAACGCGGCTCCACCGGCTTCGTGCTGCGCCGCTGGCCATATGGGCGGCGGGAAACAATGGAAGAAGCCACCGCCGCGGTAACGCGCTGGGAAGTGGCGCCCGCCCCCAGCGAGGCTGCATTCCGCGAGCCCGGCCCCGCACGCTGGCGCGTGGTGTTGCAGCACGCCCGCGGTGGGCACGAGGGCGCCTGGATCATGGAGGCAACGACCGATGACGCAGCGCATCCTCTCCGTGTGGTTGCCGGATTGGCCGACGCAGCGCCTGCACCGGACCGGCGCCGCCTCGCCGGATAGGCCGACGGCGACGGTAGAGGCGGTGCGCGGCCAACGCCGGCTGAAAGCGGTGTGTCCGCGTGCCGCGGCGCTGGGCCTGCGGGCCAGCCAGGCGCTCGCCCAGGCGCGGGCAATCTGCCCGGAACTGATGGCAATCGACGCCGATCCGGTGGCGGACCAAGCCGCACTGGAGGGTCTGGCCGGCTGGTGCGAGCGCTTTTCTCCCCTTGCCGCCGCTGACCCGCCGGATGGGGTATGGCTGGACATTACGGGCTGTGCGCACCTGTTCGGCGGCGAAGCAGAGTTGGCCGCCGTGCTGGCGACGCTGCTGGCGCGTAACGGCCTTAACTCCCGGCTCGCGGTGGCCGGTACGCCAGGCACCGCCTGGGCACTGGCCCACGCGGCGATGCCGGAACAGGCCAGCGTGCTGCCGGCGGGTCAGGAAACTGCGGCCCTGGCCACGCTGCCGGTCGCCTTGCTGCGTCTAGACCCGCGCAGCATTGCTGAGCTGCACGGGCTGGGGCTGCGCAGCATCGGCGCGTTGGCCCGCCTGCCGCGCGCCGATCTGTCCGCCCGGTTCGGCCCCCTGCCGGTGCTGCGGCTGGACCAGGCACAGGGTCGTGTTGCCGAGGCGATCGCCTGGCCGCACCCGCCCGCACCCTGGAGCGAACGCCTGGCCTTCGCCGAGCCGATCGGTACGCCGAAGGACCTGACCCGCACGCTGGTGAGGCTGGCGATACTTCTATGCACCCGGCTGGAGGCGGTGCGGCGCGGAGGACTCAGCTTCGTCGCCACTTTCTGCCGCGTCGACGATGCCCGTCCCGCCATCGCCATCGGCACCGCGTTGCCGGTGCGCGACCCCATGCGGATTGCGGGGCTGCTGGGCGACAAGCTGGAGCAGGTCGATCCCGGCTTCGGCATCGAGGCGGTGGTACTGGAGGCGACCGCGACAGCGCCGCTCGCCCCACCCCAGATGGCTTTGCCCCATATCGCACCGTCCAGCACCATCGCCCCCGACACGGCGCTGGCCGACACCCTGGACGAACTGGCAAACCGGTTGGGGCCCGCGCGGCTATGGCGCGCCACACCGCAGGAGAGCCACGTGCCGGAGCGGTCGGTGCGGCGTGTCCCCCCGTTGGTGCCGGCGTCATCCTGGTCCCACGGATCCGCCGCGGAACGACCGCTGCGCCTGTTTCGCCGTCCCGAGCCGATCGAGGTGACCGCTCCGGTGCCTGACGATCCGCCCCGGCAGTTCCGCTGGCGCGGCGCCTTGCACCGGGTACGCGCGGCCAGCGGCCCGGAGCGCATCGCGGCCGAATGGTGGCGCCGGCATGCCGCTCCACCGGATCGGCCGGAGACCGACCTGGTGCGTGACTATTACCGGGTGGAGGACATCGGAGGTGGCCGCTTCTGGATGTTCCGCACCGGCCTGAATACCGGCAGGTCTGCGGCACGCTGGTTCCTGCATGGCCTGTTCGGATGAGTCCCTGGCTTCCCCCTGCCTACGCCGAATTGCAATGCCTCAGCGCCTTCTCGTTCCTGCGCGGCGCCAGCCATGCCGAGGAATTGGCGGGAACAGCGGCCATGCTCGGCCATGCCGCGCTCGGCATCGCCGACATCAACACTGTCGCCGGCGTGGTGCGCGCCCACGAAGCAGCAAAGCGCGCGGGGCTGCGCCTGCTGGTCGGCAGCCGCCTGTCGTTTTGCGACGCGACGCCTGACCTGGTGTGCTATCCGACCGACCGTGCCGCCTGGGGCAGGTTGACGCGGCTGCTTACCCTCGGCAAGTCGCGGGCCACCAAGGGCGACTGTGCGCTCGATTTCGACGACCTTCCGGAGCATGCCGCCGGGCAGGCCGTGCTGGTAGTGCCGCCACCCGACCTGAACGCCGGCTTCCGCGCCGCGCTGCACCGCATCCGCGACCTGTTCGGTCCCGCCGCCTGGCTCGCCGCCAGTCGCCGCCACCGCGACGACGACGGGCGACGACTGCGCGCCCTGGCACGGCTGGCGCAGAACTGCCACCTGCCATTGGTCGCCACCAACGACGTGCTCTACCACGCCCCGGAGCGGCATGCACTGCAGGACGTCATGACCTGCATCCGCCTGGGTTGCACCATCGAGACCGCTGGCCTTGCCTTGCAACCCAATGCTGAACGGTACCCCAAGCCGCCTGCCGAGATGGCGCGGTTGTTCCGCGACCACCCCGAGGCACTGGCACGCACGTTGGAAGTGGCCGCGGCCTGCCACTTCTCGCTCGATGAGATCACCTACGAATACCCCGACGAGCCGGTGCCACCCGGTCGCACGCCCGATCAACACCTGGCCGACCTCGCGGCCGAAGGCGCGGCGCGACGCTATCCCGCCGGTGTACCGGATGTGGTCCGCGCAATGCTGGACAAGGAGCTCGCGCTGATCGCCCAGCTCGGCTACGCGCGCTACTTCCTGACCGTGCACGACATCGTCCGCTTCGCCCGCAGCGCCGGCATTCTCTGCCAGGGCCGCGGCTCGGCGGCCAATTCGGCGGTGTGCTATTGCCTCGCCATCACCGCGGTGGACCCCACCGAGATCGACCTGCTGTTCGAGCGCTTCGTTTCCGCCGAGCGGCGCGAACCGCCCGACATCGACGTCGATTTCGAGCACGAGCGGCGCGAGGAAGTGATCCAGTACATCTATCACCGCTACGACCGTCACCGAGCCGGTATCGCTGCCACCGTTATTCACTATCGCCCGAAGCTGGCGGTGCGCGAGGTAGGAAAAGTCATGGGCCTGTCGGCGGATGCCACCGCCGTGCTCGCAGCCGAGAGCTGGAATGCCGCCGGCGAACCGTGGCCGGACCAGCGGTTGCGCGATATCGGGCTTGATCCCGCCAGCCCAACGGTTCGACGCACGGTGACGCTGGCGCGTGAACTGGTGGGCTTCCCGCGTCACCTGTCGCAGCACGTAGGTGGTTTCGTGCTGACGCGCGGGCGGCTGGACGAGACGGTGCCGATCGGCCCGGCGGCCATGCCTGACCGGTATTTCATCGAGTGGGACAAGGACGACATCGATACGCTCGGTATCATGAAGGTCGACGTGCTGGCGCTGGGCATGCTGACCTGCATCCACCGCGCCTTCGATCGGCTGCGTGCCCGTGGGGCGGCGATCACCGATCTCGCCGACATCCCGCGCGAGGATCCGGCGGTCTACCACATGCTCCAGCGCGGTGATTCGATCGGCGTGTTTCAGGTGGAAAGCCGGGCGCAGATGAACATGCTGCCACGACTGCGCCCGGAGAAATTTTATGATCTCGTGATCGAGGTGGCGATCGTGCGCCCCGGGCCGATCCAGGGTGACATGGTGCATCCCTATCTGCGCCGCCGGCAGGGGCTGGAAGCGGTGCACTTCCCCTCCCCCTCGCCGGCTCATGGGCCTCCCGACGAACTAGAACGGGTGCTCGGCCGTACGCTCGGCGTGCCGCTGTTCCAGGAGCAGGCGATGCGCATCGCCATCGAGGCGGCAAAATTCACCCCTGGGGAAGCCAATGCGCTACGCCGCGCCATGGCAACCTTTCGCCACCTCGGCACCATCCATCGCTTCCGTTCGAAGATGGTCGAGGGCATGGTCGCCCGCGGCTATGCGCGCGACTTCGCCGAACGTTGCTTCCGCCAGATCGAGGGTTTCGGTACCTACGGCTTCCCCGAGAGCCACGCGGCGAGTTTTGCCAACCTCGTCTATGTCTCGGCCTGGCTGAAATGCCACCATCCGGCCGCCTTTGCCTGCGCGTTGCTGAATTCGCAGCCCATGGGGTTTTACGCGCCGGCGCAAATCGTGCGGGATGTGCGTGCGCATGGGGTGGAGGTGCGCGGTATCGATGTGAACGTTTCCAACTGGGACTGTACGCTGGAAGAAGGCGGCGCACTGCGCCTGGGGTTGCGGCTGGTCGCGGGCTTCCGCCCGGACTGGGCCGGCGCGCTGCTGGCAGTGCGCGACGGCGGATTTCCCGATTTCCCGGCCCTGGCAGAAGCAGGGTTGCCGCAATCCGCACTGGTGGCGCTCGCCGAAGCCGACGCGCTGCGCAGCCTTGGCCTCGACCGGCGCGCCGGGCTATGGCAAGTGCGCGGCCTGGACGATGCTCACGGCCTGCCGCTGTTCGTCGCCCTGCCCGTGCGGGTGCGAGCGGCCGAGCTGCCATATATGCGGCTGCCCGAGCAGGTGGTTGCGGACTATCAGACGACTGGGCTGTCGCTGAAAGCCCACCCACTGCGTTTCCTGCGCTCCGAGCTGATCCGCGAGGGTGTACGCAGCTGTGCCGAAGCAACCGTGCAGCCCGACGGAACCCACTTGCGCGTGGCCGGTGTGGTGTTGGTGCGCCAGCGCCCGGGCAGTGCCTCGGGAGTGGTGTTCGTCACCATCGAGGACGAGACCGGCATTGCCAACGTGGTGGTCTGGCCGTCACTCACCGAGCAAGCCCGCCGGGCGCTGATTGGGTCCACGCTGCTGCTGGTGGACGGTCGCATCCAGCGCTCCCCCGAGGGCGTGGTGCATGTGGTAGCGGATCGCCTTGCTGACCGGTCGACGTCGCTGCACACCATGGAAGAGGACGCTGCCGCGCCGGTGGCGCCCATCCATGCCGATGAACTTCCCGACCCCCGGGTAAAGGGGTCGGTCGGTTATTTCAATCAACTCCGCACGATTCCGCGCTCGCGGGATTTCCGTTAATATAACAGTATATTGTTTTTTAGAAAATAATTCACGAAGGATTTATTGCTGCCAAAGGAGTTTACAGTTCGTTACACGCTGAACCGGACGGGCGGGTTAGGCTGCAAACATGCTTGTCAATACGTACCGGGCCGGTTTGCGATGACTGCTTGGCCGACGCCTCTCGTGAGAAAGCTGGCTGAACCGCCTCCCGCAACCGCATCACCATCGCCCGAACCGTTGCGAGCGGTCAGGCCCGAGGCGAACTACGCGGGAAACGACGACCGCCCGATTCTGTTCCTGCATATTCCAAAGACTGCCGGGACCTCGTTCCTTCTGATGCTGCAGAACCTGTTCGGTGAGAGTCGGATGATGCGGCTCACCATGGACGAGCCCCGCATCGACCAGCGGGTGGAAACGCTGATACGTACCCGGTTGCAAAGCCTCGCCTGCATCAATGGTCATGTGCCGTTTCGGGTCTTCGCTCACCACATGGAGCATTTCCGCGGCTTCACTCTGCTGCGCAACCCGGTCGCCCGAGTGCTCTCGCTCTATCGTTTCCTGCGCCGGCGTAAGGATCCCTCAGCTTTCAACATTGCCGCTGACACCTCGCTCGATGCCTTCCTCGACGACCGCAGACCGGATCTGTTCTTGCAGACCAACAACGGCATGTGCCGTATGCTGAGCAATAATGAGCGGCTGACCAATGATGACGCGCTCAACTCATCACCCATTGACAACGATCCTTCAGTACTCGACGACGCACTTGAAACGCTGTACCGGTTCGACTTTGGCCTTGTCGAGCAAATGGAACAGACTCGCCAACTTGTCTGCAAACTGTGGAACTTGCCATTCATACCTGACGAAGTTGTAGTCAACACCACCGACGAGGCAGATAGCCCCATCACCTCGGCTCAGCTTCTCCGTATCGTCGAGATGAACAAGCTGGACATCGCGCTGTACGAGCGTGCCGCGGGACTATTCCATGAGCGGATGCTGTATAGAGTTGCGAGCAACACCACTCTGGACGGGGTCGTGTTCCAGCCCGAACTCGACGTGCCGATTTCGCTTTCTGACATACCGGGACGGCAGGGTTTCTACGAATACGAGCCCGTGGGCTTCGCTTGGCTTAATAGCCATGTACCGGCGCGCGTGTATTTCCGCGCGCCGGCGAATAGCGTGCGCATCGTCCTGCATTTCTATCTGCTGACCGCTGACTTCCCAGTCGAGGCGACCACCCTGCGTCTCAACGGCATCAAGCTGAGCCACGAGGTGCTGCAGCGCGATCAGGCTTGGGTCGCATTACAAAGCGCGCCCGTTCCGCTTCAAAGCGGAATCAACACGCTCGCTATCGAACCGCTCTATTACCTACCAGCCCGCCACGTCGACCGTAACAGTGCCGACGACCGTTACCTGTCGCTGGCGCTCGCCACCATCACCTTCCTGCCGTGATCGCTTCGGGCAACGCGGAACGATAGAGCATTCGGTCTTCCACACGCTGCCGACATACTCAGCCAGATAGTCATGACGCTCTCTGAGAATGCGGGTCAGCACCAGCAACGTGACCGATCCTAAGGCAGTCGGAACCCCCGGGAGACAACCCGGGGTATCCATTGGACCGATGACATCGCGCCCGCAAAGCGCGTCTCCGCTGCGTCAGCGCTAGCCGCGCCCTTGATCCAGGTGATTGTCTCGTCCAGAATCGCCTGGACCACTTGCTCGATCGTGCCGACCATGGCATCGCTTTTGTTGTCGAACAGCCACCTTCCGCTATCTGGTGGTGTCGATTTCGCCCGCGGCATCAACCCCTATCGCTTTAAGTTTCTGTGCCCATGGCAAGCGATTGATACGGTAGCAGGCTGAGCCGGCGCGCCCACCCGAGCCCAAAGGTACGCCACGTCGGCAGCCCGGTCATGAACACCAGCCGCTGTGCCTGGAACTCAGCGCACACTGTCGCACTGCCCCGCATACGTGTTGCCGTGTCCACCGCGGCCAGGGTCTCCGGCCCGAGACATCCGTCTACAGTTGCACCGACCACACCCTGCAGCCAACCGGCCGCGCGTACCACGCCGTTGTTCACTGCCGCATCAAATACCAGCAGCGCCAGCGGTGGCGACAGGCGGTCCGCCAACACGCGATCCCAGTAGTCGCGATGGTAGATCACCGCCGCCGCCTCGAGAGTCAGGTTGGCGATATCCTCCCCCGGGTAGGCTGCGGCACTGATACCGAACTTGGTCCCGCGCAGCGCGCCACATCCTACTGCCCCGCCAGTCCAGTTCCCCGGATCGGTCCGCTCGGCGCAGAATCCACCTTCGTGGCCCACCACCACGGCAAAAGCCTGTTCGAACGCGGTCATGTGTCCCGTCGGACCACCAACTGCGGCGCCATCATCGCGCCGTCAAGATTGAAACCGAACACCTGATCCTCCATGGCGACAATCCTTCGTCGCAGTTCGTCCAAGCGAATGAGCGAGGTCTGCAGTCGCTGTTCGAGCTCGTAGTTCGTAACCAGCATCTTCGACTTCTCATCGAGGATGCTGACATCCTTCTCCAAGGTGATGAAGCGAAGCTCGTATTCGCGCTTCATCGTCGCTACCTCGCCCATTGCGGTCGCCGTGTCTGCTTCGTGCAGGCTGAGTGCCTGGCGGATCATGTCCGCCTCGCGCCGCCACTCGGCCCGCGCGCGGATAGTGGAAAAGGCGTGCGTGAGGATGGCGGTGATCATGGCCGTGAACGCCGCCATCAGCCATTCGGAGGTGTGCTCCATGCTCGGCTGTCCGCTTCCTTTACTCAGACCGTTATGGTGCGCGCCGTGACGACATGACCGGTCTCTTCACGTAGGGCTACTCAGTGTGAGACAGGCGCGTCGGCGCCAACTTGCCGTAGAGCCGTATGTCTCACCTTCTACGTCGTGGTACCGTCGATAATTAGCCCCAACTCCGCTAAAGCCGCGAGCAGGGATGCCAGCGCGCCGTTGCCGGCACGGGAGCCCGTGATCACCGGCTGCGTTCCGCTCGCAGCCCCAAAGAAACCGAGCCGACTCGACGCCACGCCGAGCGACACGGTACCGGTAAACGCGGGTGAGTCGAGCGGCGCCAGACCATTGGCGTCCAACACCAACGCCCCATTCCGGATGGCCAACTGGCTACCAACGCCGACTGGCTCCGGTCCGCCCGGCCCGATGCTCACACGTCCCAGCAAAACACCACTCGCCAGTGTCAGCCGAGGCTGCACCGGTTCGAGCAGTGTTTCCACGCTGACCACACACGTCTCCCCATTCTGTTCCAGCAGAACGAGATCAGGGGGATTGGCGGCGACAACCTGTGCCAGCTGCTCCAACGTCGGCATGCAAGACCTCCCTATGCCCGAAGGCACAGTCACGATAGCTGCAGGGAAAAGGCGGCCACACCGTCAGTGATCGGAGCGCCAGGTATTCCATGTCCCGGTCCAGATAACACTTGCATTGGCCGGCACGGTCAGGTCGGCCGCCGAGGCATTTATCTGCGTCGGCCACGAGTTGGAATAGGTGAACTGGACGCTGCAGTTGCAACGGATCAGCAATTGCCGTTCCTCTGGCACCGGCAGGCCCGCGTAGCCGAACGCAGTGGCCCCCGTCCCGTCGCCGCTGATCGTCACCGGTACCTGCGTGCCCATCGCGCCATAGCCGCTGCCGGCGCTGGTCATTACGACGCCGATGACCGCACCGTTGGCCACCACCGCTTGCGCCGCGGCACCCACGCCGCTCCCGCCCACCGCAACGGAAGCGGTGGTGTAGCCCTGGCCGCCCGCCGTCACCCGGATGAATCCGATCGTGCCCGCGACGCTCGCCTGGCTATAGGTCAGCATCGACTGCACACCACCAGGTGATGCGGTCACCATCACGCTGTCGGCGATATCCGGGATCACCAGTTGCTGCACGCCACCGGCAGCGCTTGGATTGCAAACCATCCGCGGCACGAAGTTCCAGCGGTTGCCTTCGACGATCACCGAATCAGTATGTGCTGACAGGCAGTTGGTCACCACGCCACCGACGAAGCAGTTGCGCGCCACGTGCACGCCCTGTGGTCCATTACGCAACACGATCCCGCCCGCGGAGTTGCTCGGCATGCCGATCCAGTTGCCGGTCAGGGCTACCCCCTGGCAGGCGATACCGAAAGTCAGACCGTTCGCATCCGACTCGACGTTCTCAACCACCATGCCCCAGGACATGCAGTCCTGGATCACGTTGCCGTTCACCCACAGGCTCGTGCTACCGCCACAGTTCACACCGGTTGCGGCCTGGGTGACCGTGTTGCCCGACACGTCGCACATCACCGATCCACCTACATCGATGCCGTAGGCCGATGTCCCGGTCACTGTATTTCCGCAGATCCGGGAATGATCCGCATTGGCCAGCAATCCTGCGGCCGAGGGCAAGGCCAGGCCGTTGTTGCTCAGCAGGTTGTCCTGCACAACCAGCCCCCAGCCCGACACTGCGATGCCGTAACTGGCATTATCATGGCAGATATTGCCGGAAACCAGCACCATCAGCACGTCCGGGTTGGCATGCCCCCAGACCGGCGGAGTGGTGTTGGTCGCGTTGAAGTTGCCTATGCCGATACCGCGGTCGTTTTTCCAGCAGCGGTTACCAACCACCTGAACCAGGTGCGCCTGCTGTTTGAAGGTGGGGTCGTTGTAGTCCACGTTGATGCCATAGCCGGCATTGTCGTGGGCACGGCACTCCGCCACCAGCACGCCGTCGCAAGCCTGCACCCACACGCCATGCGCGGCATTGCCGGCGAAATCGCAGTCGCGCACCACGTGCCTGCATATTGCCGGATCGGAAGCCAGGAAAACCAAGCCGCAACCCAGCGTGGGCCCGCTCGCGTTCAGGAAGGCGCAGCGATGGAAGTCGGATGCCAGGCATTGCGTGCCAACCTGCACCCCCCAGCTTTCCAGCGTCACAGCGCCACTGTTCGCGTCAAAGACCACCCCCTCGGCACGGAATCCGTCCGCCTGAATGGCGATCCACGCGCCGCCGCTCTGACTTGCCCGCCGCAGCACGCTCAACCCCGGTGTGCCGAGCAGCACGGTGCCGGGCTGGCTGATCGTCCACTGGCCGTTGACCACGTAGGTGGCATGACCCAGCCGCACCGGCCGGCCGGACGCCACCGCGGTGATGAACGCGGCGGTATCGTCGGCCACGCCGTCACCATGCGCACCGAACGATTCAACCGCGACCGAATCGGCAAACAGGTCGGCCAGCCGCCTCGACGCGGCGCCGCCGCTCGGCAGTGCGACCAGTCCCGAGCCGTCAACACCCGCCAGCCCGGACAGGCCCGCCATGAACTGCGCGTATGGCAGTTCCATGTCCTTTCCGTTCTGGCAGAACGGCACCACGTCGCCACCGCCCGGCGGTCCGGCCTGTGGCAGATCGGCAAAGGTGTGCGACGGTGGCAGAAGCGACAATACTCCCCCGGCCAACGACAGCCCCGGCCCCAACGCCACCGTCTCCGGTGCCCCGGTGCCGGCGCTGCTGCGTCCCAACAGGTTCGCCTGCGGCACGGCCAGCGTCGGCTGCAGGCCGGCCACGACCTGTGCTTGCGTCGCCTTGCGAACCACTCCGTTCTGGCTGACCGGCAACTCGTCAGTGCTGGCGACGGCAGTCGCCGCATCCATCTGGTCGATGGTCGGCATCGGCTCAGCCTCCGACCGTGATAGCGTTGCCGGACTGGTCCGATACGGCCGCACCGTCGGTCGTAGTCAATGCGCTGGCTGGTGGCGCGCTCGACACTAACGCCAGCACGGGCAGGTAGATCGCCCGCCCGATTGTCCGCCCGGCCGTAGTGCCAATGGTCACCTGCACCGAGTACACTGTCCCGACCTGCCCGCCGGCGAGCCACAGTACCACCACACTGCCGTCCGCCGCCGAGGAGTTCAGCGTCAGATCACCGGCCGCCGACGGCTGGATCGTCACACCGATCGTGGCAATGGTGTCCTTGTCGTTGCCAACCAGCGCCTGTGAGATATCGAACTCGTAGTCGAGCACGTCACCCGGGTCTTTTGCTGGCCAAGCCAATGCCGCTGGTGCCGTCGCCAGGCTGCCGGGGGGAACTGGGACGAAACCGTCGAGCATCACGCGACGTGCGCTGCTCGGACGGACCACTTGCGGGGCGACGGTGGGCATCAAATTGCTCCCCAGAACACACAGGCCGGCCGCAACGCTCCGCCATGGCCGGCGCCAGCCGGCTATCCGCGTTCTCAGCTGCAGCGGCGATTGTTGATAGCCATGACCGAGGGCCACGGCGACGAACGGCAGATGCCGGGACCCGTTCAGCTGATATGCAGCTGAGCGACCTGCGCCTTCAGTGCAGTGAGCTCGGCGAGCAGCTCGGCCATGTTCGGCGGAGGTAACGTCGCCGCTGGTGGCGACGGCGGCGGAGGTGCGAACGTGCCATTGTCGCCCTGTACCCAACCCACCTGTACGCCTTGTCCGGTCACGTCGACCCAGTGCAGCGATGGGTGGAACAGCGAGCCAATGTTCCCTGCCGTGGTGACAATCTCCGCCACGACGCGATTCTCGATGCGCGCATACGTCTTCATGCGAATTCCCTTTGTTCGCCCGAGGCTCAGTATTCGACGAAAACCAGCCCGGACGCCCCATTGCCGCCGACTGCCCCGGTTCCGCCGCCCGGCTGACTGCAGCCACCACCACCACCACCACCCGGCCCGGCGGCTGCCATCCCGGTCAGTGCCCCCGTAGTACCGCGCCCACCACCGGGTCCCGCACCATCGCCGCCACGTGCCGCCTGCAGTACGCAGTCGGTGCCGTATGATCCCGCCTCGTTGACTTCGCCTCCGACGCCAGTGCCCCCAGGCCCACCGGCGTTCGGCTGGTTGGCGGTTCCACCTTCGCCACCCGCACCGCCGGTCGCCGACAGGTATGACCCAAAGCTGGAGGTGCCCCCCGGCCCGCCCGGAGCTGGCGTCGCCGATGCCACACCACCGCCACCGACCGTGACATAGATCGTGCTGCCAGGCACAAGTCCGGTCACGATTCCAACCGCCCGGCCGCCGGCGCCACCGCCGCCGCCTGGGACAGTGGCATCCGTTCCTCCCGCCCCGCCGCCGCCAATAACGGTCACTTTGGCCTGGGTCACTCCGTTCGGCACCACAAACACGCCGCTCGTTGTGAACGCCTGCAGCGACGTGAATCCCGGTCGGAGCTGCGGCAACCGGTATGGCAACAGCGGTGTACTCGCACACGGCATGATAGCACCAGGCCCCACCGCGCTCTGGCCGTAGGCCAGCGTCACCACGGCAAGCCCTACCCAGCCTGCATCGACCGGCGGAGGTACTTGGCTGCCGGTCGCAGCGGCCACGCCGGAGCGTGCCTGTATCTGCACCTGCTGCACCCGCGACGTCGGTTGTGCGGTTCCGGCATTGGCCGGTCCCAGCCAGGGTTGCGCCGGATTGCTCGCGTTGTAATAGGGCAACACAATCGGATTGGTGTCGGTCTCGACGAACGCCGCCTCGATCAGCCAAGCCACGCTCTGCCCGGCGATGGTAGGCGCCGACAAGGTCAGCGTGGTAGGCTCCAGATTCACTCCCATCTTCAGCAGGCCATCGCTGTCCGCCGGCAGGGAACCGAACGACGTGGTATCAACCACCGTGAACGCGGTGATGCTGCCCGGCCCGACGGACACCGACATCGAATTCGGCGTCGTCGGCGAGACAACGAGCCCATCGGCCACCGTCGCGGTCCCAAGCACCGCCTTCATCAGCGCGCCGAGCGCAATCATGGTGTTGCGGTTGAGTTGCAGCAGGTCCGTGTCGAGCGGAATGCTGCCCGGATAAACGATCGTACGGTCCATTGGTGGCCCTCAATTGGAAATACGCAGCCAGGCAATCGTGGCGGCCGGCATCACCCCGGCGACGGTGGCGGCAATCTGTTCGTCGCTCACCTCTTCGCTCTCCATCGACGCGTTGGCGTACTCGATCGCCCCGCCCCCCCAGCCACCCATAGGAATGCCCCAACCCGCGACGACCGACACCCCGCCGCCCTGCGGCCGGAACGCAGTGACCAGGCACTGGAATGGCATGGCGAGGTTGCCCCACCCGCCCGCAACCCCCCAACCGCAGGCCACGCCCCAGGCACTCGTGTCGGGCGGCCGCGCGGGCTCGAAAATCGCCGGCGTGCGGTTGGTCAGAGTAACCAGTGCCTGCACCAGCGCAGCCCGCGTTCCCCTGGGCTGGAGCATCGCGGCTTGCAGTCGCGCCCGATAGTGCGCATCGCCTTCCGATTGCCGGCGCGTCATTGTGGTGCCGAAGAAGTCCACCCCGATCATGTCCAGGAACACGTCGGTCGCCGTAGCGATGCGCGCTTGCAGCGTGGCATAGCTCAGAGCCGAGAAAACCTGTGCCCAGGCGCTGGCGATGCCGGCCAGTATCGCGTCGAGGATAGGCGTGTTGCTCGCGGTACCCGCCGCCGTGTCGGGGAACCATCGTGCCGGCAGCACCGCTCGCAGCCGTAACGCGATGTTGGCCTGATCTCCCGTTGCCATGTCAGGACACTGCGATCGTGTCGGCGCGAACCACCTGCGCCTGCGTTACGGTCAGGTCGGAGGTCGCCCCGTTCAGCGTCACCCCCTCGACAGCGGTCACGCTGGGACAGTTCAGGGCCACTTGGTAGATCGTCCCAAACATGAACCCGGCGCCCATTCCGCCAGCATTTACCGCCGCCGTCAGCGCGGTCCCCACGGCTGCCACGGCCTGCGCCTGGGTGTAGCCCGCCGCCGCAGTCACTGTCAGGGAAATGTTCGCCGCAACCACGCTGGGCCCCATCACCTGGAAAGCAGATCCCACCGGCCGGACAGCAGCAATGGCAGTCTGCACGTTCGCCAGCAGCGCACTGCTCGGGTCGCCCGTCCCGTCGTCCACCGTCACCACGAAGTTGCCGGGTGTGCAGATCGCGGCTGCGGTGGTGTTCTCCTGGATCGTCCAGGTTAGCCCCTGCTGCACCGACGACACGGCATAACTGACCGCGCTCGCCGTCGCCTGACAGCGCGTATTGATGTAATTCTGAAACCGCGCCCGCAACGCCACGTCAGTCTCGGCGTCGATCCCGTTGGTGAACGCCGGTGCGTTCGTCACGGTATCGACCCCCGAGATCGCCGCTGAGATCAGCGTGATGGTATTGGCCTGCACGTTGCCGGAACTTCCCGCCACTTCAGCCACCACCGGTACGGTCACGGCGGCTTGGCTGGCTGGTATCAGGTAGCCGTTCAGCGTGGCATTCCAGGTCGTGTTCGTAGTGTCCTGCGTAACATCAAACGCCAATGTGGCATCGGCCGTCTTCACTTGGGTCCCCAGCGGCACCAGCGCCGAGTTGGTCGGCGTGAAGCGCGAGAAGGTCACTGATCCCGTGGC